ATCCGTGGCGTTCTGCTGAGAGTAATTCACAGATCCATCTCCGCGACGGCCTATCCCGATGTATTGAGTCGCCGCGAGGCCATCGGCGTTGTTGCCGATCAAGATCGGCGAGCCGGTAGTGCCATTGTATCGGAAGTAGCCGAAGATCGTGATCCCTCCAGAGTGGAAGGAGGCCGGGAGCGGGTCAGCGTAGGTGTGCATGTCTCCCGAATTGAATCGACCCACCAGCGTGCCCCCATCGTCAAACAGTTCGGGCCCGCTCGTCGATCCATAGGCTTGCGGCTGATAGCCAGCATCCGCTGTCCCCGGAAGGCCCGCAGAAGCAATGCTTGGAAAGATTCGTACCACGCTGTCTCCAGCCGCATCCGCTGGGGGACCCCAGAACGGGGTTGTGCCTTGGAACTGGAATGTCGTCGCCGTCTCGGAGTAGTCCCAAACATACACAATGTCACTTGCAGCAGTCGGCCATGTTACTGAAGTGGGTGTGGGCGGGACCAGCACAGCTCCTTCACCAGCTACCTCATAATAAAGCCAGCCTTGTACTCGAGCCCCGATAAACGTAGGATCAAGCAGGTCTGCAGTCCACGACGGATCACCGAGCATCATGCTAAAGCTCAGATCTGTCGGAGTCAGATCGTGCACTGTAAGTTGGCCATGAAGCGGCGTCGGAACCAAGCCTTCCGGCATAAGGGCTGGATCACCTGTTACAAACCGCTGCTGGCCTGATGGCAGATCAACCACCAACATAAAGCGCTCCCGGCGAACGGGAGCGGCAATGGCGGCAATCAAGTCTTCGCTGAGCTGTCTGAGCATATCTCTTACCTCTTTGCCACCCCGTAAGACCGTGCGGGTCGAGCGGCTTCTCTGAGCCCGCGAGTGATCTGTTGGGCTACTTTCATATTGTGCTGGCGATCCACTTCCTGCTGCTTGGCCAATCCTAAGACCAGCACCTCCGTTCTGGCTTGGTTGTCATCCATCTGCTGTTGGAGAGCCTTCGGCTGACGGTCGCGTGGATCAACCGGCGGATTCGGAGGATCAGCGGGTGGCCGAGGATCACGGTTGGGTGGCCTCGGATCCGGATCGGGACCTGCAGGGCCACTTGGATTGTTGGCAGCATTCTCTATGGCACCAGCTGCCGCGATGAGAGCATTGGCAGCCATAATCAGCGGATCAGGCAAGCTGGCGAGGAAGTCTGTCAGCAGATCACGGGTTGCTTGCGCCTGCTGCTCAGCAACTTCTCGAGCTGCTTCAAGCTGGCGAGTGGCGTCATCTCGAACACCTTCTAGGAACCCTTCAAACTGCTCCGACAAGGCTGCTTGCTGGTCTTCATCTAGAAGGCCGAAGGCTCGCTCAGTAAGGGAACGAATCTCCTCAGCCACGCTAGCGATTTCCTCTGGGTCTGTGAACTCCCCAGCGGCCAGTCGTGCAGCCAAGTCATTGGCTTCACCCGTCAGCTCGTTGTAGATCTCCTCGTCGGTCATCCGCGCATGGCGGATGTTTTCCATTGTTCTATCGAAGTTGACATTGATGCTTTCGATGGCCGAGGCGATCTGCTGAATCAGGGCCATCTCTGCTTGATAGCGCTGAGTCACTAGAGCATTGATCTGCTGCAGGCTTTCGAGCGAAGGCTCTTCAGCCATATAGCGGGCAAGCTCCCGGTCAATTTCAGCCAGTTGCTCGGTGGCCGTCATACTGGCCAGTCGGGTCAGCTCGGCAAAGTCCTCGAAGGCGTTACTCTCCGCCAGCTGGGTAATGCCACCAACCACCGCTTGAAACTGTCCCGCAAGCTCAATCAGAGCCGGCAGCGTTTCGGCCGGGTCTCCGGGTATCGTCGAAACGAATTCTAACGCCAATGCGACGTCGAAAGCGTTTAGACGGTCTTCGAATGAGCCCCCAACGCTGTTCACGAAGTTGGCGATAGCCGGATCAAGGGCCGAGAGGACTGCCTCGAAGATACCGGAGTCCTCGAGGAAGGTTCCATTTTCGACCATCTCACGAGTGATCTGAATATCACCCATGCCCTGCAGTACATTCGTCACCGCTTCCTGCTGGGCCTCGGAGAGGTTGTCAGCTAGGAACCCGAAGAACTCGGAAAAGACTTGGCTGACGTCCCCTTGAATTTCATGGAAGCCGTCGCGGCCGCTACCGAGGAAGATGTCCCCGAAGTCGGACGTCAACAGGGAGTCTTGTCCACCCCGTGACTGGCCGAAGCTGATTTGGGATGAAGTGTTGGTGTTGTTATTGAAGACCCGGCCCAGAGCTGCGCCTAGGACCGCGCCGATAACTGTTCCGAGCACCGGCACCACACTGCCAAGCTGAGCACCGGTCGCCGCAGCAGTTCCGGTCGCCAGCGAAGTACCACCAAGCCATGCGGCACCAGCTGCCGTACTGGCCAAACCATAACCGCCAAGGGCTCCTGCCAAAGCCGAGGGGGCTCCACCACCGAGCTGAGCAGCTCCGAGGAAGCCCGCTCCGGCCAGCATGCCCATCGGGCTGAGGCCAGAGAAGAGTCCACCGGCACCAGCTCCGCCAGCTCCGCCAGCCCCGCCAGCTCCGGGCATACCGCCACCAAACCCTAGGCTCATAATGATTGGTCGGGTGATTGCTTGGTGTGCCAGCTCGGCCATCAGCCGCTTCATGGCGTCGACGAGGCTTCGACCCAGTTCCCCAAAACCATCCTCGATATTCAGCCATGCATCGGCAAAGGCTTGGTCGACTCGCTCAAGGGCTCCGACGAAGGCTTGAGCAAACGGGTCTGCCTGCTGAGTACTAGCAGTGACTGCTTCCGTCATACCCTCTGCGGAAGTTGTTGCCTCGTCATACCGGGCTCGGGCCGCAGCCAACTCTTCTTGGAATCGCTCCAAGTCCCCATGGTTTGCATGGGCAAGGGCGATCAGCGTTACCTCTTCCCGATAGGCCTCAGCTGCCTCATGTAGGGGGTCCAGTTCACCACGGAGTCGGGCGTACGCCGCCTCCTGCTGGGGCGACATTTGGATGTTCTCTCGCGTCTCATCGTTGAGAAGCCCCATCTCGCGTAGAATGTCGTCCAGCGTTTGTGCATGATCGTCTCCTGCTGCAGTGGCATCTGCTCGGGCCTCCGCTTCGGCTTCGAGGGCCCCACGATTCAGCACCGTGGCATCACGGTTGGCATTGATGGTCGTGATCAGCTCGTCAGTCTTTTCCTTCCGCTCATCGATTCGACCATTGGCTTGATCAATACCAGTCTGCAGGCTTTCCAGCTCATTTTCATGAGCCACCCGCAAGTCATTGATGGCAGCCTCAACGTCCTCTGTCTTACTCTCGAAGTTGCCAAGGGCCGAGATTGCCGCATCAATACCCTCGACAGCAAGCCCGAAGCCGGGAATGTTGGCCAATGCGATTCGTAGAGTAATCAGCCGCTGTTGAGTAGTCTCGACAAAGCCGTCAAACAGCCCTGACATGGCTCCGACGGCTTCCATGATAATCGCCGTCAGAGAGAACTTCAGGGTTTCCCAAATTTGCTCCACTCGCACCTTGGCAATGGTGAAGTAATCGGGGATGTTCTGAATGGCATTATCAACGGTTGCCAGCAGCGCTTGAATGGCGGCATCAGTCAGAGTTGGCAAGTCAGCCAGCAGACTGCCGAAGCCGTCGAGGGTATCGCTAAAGACGGAGCCGAGGCTTTCGCCATCATCGAAGATAGCGCCCATCAGCATGCCCCATGCTTCTTGCACGCCAGCAAAGATGCGTACAACTACATCAGCCCATGGCTGAATACGAGCTTGGAAGACTGCCAGTGCTCCGGGTAGGTCATTGGACACATAGTCTCGCAGAGAACCGAGAGCGTCAATGCCCACTCGAACCACATCAGAAATGATGTCGGTGATACCTGCATTGGCAAGGTCCATTGCCAAGCCTCGAGCCGAGTCACCGAGGTTGCTGAGCAGACCGGGAAGCCGGCTCATCTGGTCTTCCATAGCGCCAGCAAACTGAGTTTCACCAATTTGAGTGAGGTACTCGGTGATCTCAGCGGCGTTCTTTCCGATCTCGGTGGTGACCCCTTGGAAGGTAAGCTTGACGCGATCACCCTCCGAGCTGGCTTTGATGCCAAACTCCTTCAGGCGTTCGAACTCACCAGTCGCCGCATCCGCTACGGCTTCAATCATCTGGTTCATGCTAGTGCCCATTGACGCCGCGGTGTTGCCGAAAGATGTCAGGGCTCGCTCGGTTGGGTTAAGACCGAGGTTGACCATTCTCGTGAACGCGTCCACGCTTTGGTCAAGGGAAAAAGGTGTCGAGGTGGCAAACTGTTCAATGGCGCCGAAGGCACCAGCTGCCAGATCAGCTGACCCTGTAACAGTCGTCAGCCGAGCATTGAACATTTCGGTGGCACTGGCAACATTCGTCATGCCCGTGACAATAGCGCCAAGGGTCAAGCCAGCGAGAGCACGCTGCATGAAGAGCATGCCCCCGCTGGCTTTGCGGGATGATCTTTCAACCTTGTCGCCCTTGTTGGCAAGTCGATCAAGGCTGCCACTCACACGATCAGCATCGCGCTTGGCACCACGCCCGTTAATCTCGACTTGTAGAACCGCTCTATCTGTCATAGTCCTCGTCCTCGTCGCCCTCTTCGTCCTTTAGTGGCTCAGTGTTCAAAGGATCGAGATCATCGAGGGCCAGCATTATGTCGACTAGGCTATGTGCCCGGTCTTCAGCGGTCCTGCCCGGTATCAGCATTGGTGGGTTGATGGCAAAGAACCTACAAGACGCAATCCACTCCGATACTGGCACCTTTACCAGAGCCCCGTCCATCCCAGCTCGGGGCCCTCTACTTGCGATGCGGGTGTAGCAGCGAGCCAGCCACTTCAATGCATCGTCAAGTTCAAGCTCAAGGGTGTCTAGCTCCGCTAGCTCATCTGGAACAAAGGCCTCAGCTCCTACAGCCTCGGCCTGTTCGTTTAACTGCTCCTCAATGTCGAGGAGTTCCGCGTACTTGGATCCGTGCTTACGCCACCACCAGATCCATCGAGCTATTTTCCCAGCTCGTCCTCCGTCACACCGCCTTCGTAGGCAACGAAGGTATCGAAGTCCGCGGAGCAGGTCTGAATCATAGCCCGCAGATCCGGGTTGTGGCGGAGGATAGAAAATCGCACCTGCTCATCCTGCCCGTTGAGGTCGTTGCCGTCCGGACCCACCACGTTGCGAACGTCCAGCAAGATGGCCTTGGCCATGGCTCCCGAAACGTTGTTGATCACCTGTGCGTTGGTGAGCTTGTTCCGTGCCCGAGGCTTGTCCAGCCCCATCTTTCGGCGGTTGGCATCCTGAGCCTTGAGGTAGGCGGGATTCTGGTCACGAGCAATGAGAAGAGACGGACCGTGCGGGTCCGGGTTGAGTCCGATGCAGTTGCCCTCGCCGTCGAACCAGAGCGCAAGGCCCGTGGGCCGTTCGGCCATGTCTCCACCGAGGGAAACCATCATCGGCTGAGCCACTACTTCATCTTGGGGTACTTCGTTGCGGTCTTCCATTGTACAGCTCCAATATGCGGTCTAAGTGGTGGGGTGGGAGCCGACTCTTTGGGAACGAGGCGACCGCAGGACCCCGTAACACATGGCCGGGATGGCCCAATGAGCCGGCTCCCATAAAGCTTGACGCTTACGCCGGCTGCCTCCAGAAGTAGGGCCGGGTCGAGTGCGTCATGAACGTCATGTTGGGCGTGATGTCCTGATCCTCACCCGGCGAGTTGGGCGGGATGGCATCGATGCTGATCTCTGGCAGCTCCCAGCCGAACTGGTTGCCCTGTGCATCCGTGATGCCCACCGTCAGCCGCTGGTCCGTGTTGGCCAATGCTGCTTTGTACAGGTCATAACTGTCCCGCCCGAAGTAGGGTCGGAAGGAACCCGTGACCCGCATACGACCGAGGTTGTGGCGCTGAGGACCGCGTGGCGAGCCAGAAGCCTTGAAGCCGTTGACTGCCCGCATGCCGCCCGTGATGTTGAGGGTCGTCTGGTTGATCACCATCCCCGGAATCAGGCTACCGCCGAACTCGAGGGAAATGTTGTTGTCTCCACCCTGCACCACGTCGTTGTCCGGCTCGCCAGTCACCGTACCGGAACCCACGATCGAGACCGTCTGATCCGCGTCGTGCTCCCGAGCCATCAGCTCGACAGCCCACGTGGCTTTGCCGCCCCATGGGACCGTGATGGTGAAGCTGGACACCACGTTGCCGCGGAACCGCTCGAACAGGCCGGGGAACTCGAGATAGACCTTCTCGAGGGACATGGCTCGCTCGATGACGTCCACGAAGCAGCGTTCCCGACCGGCGTTGTCGAAGTCCGGGAGCCACACGCTGCTGAGCGCATTGGCGATCAGCTCATGCAGCACCGTCGAGTAGACCACCTCGCCGTTGATCGCTCCGCCCGGGGCACCAGAGGAGATCGTCCTCCGCTTCTGCATGCGGGCATCACCACCGAAGCCCCCGCAGATGCGAGCCGACTGGTCATAGTTGAGACTCGGGCCCATGCCTTCGTCGAGGAAGCACAGAGCCAGCCAGTTGGGCGAGTCCGTCGGAGTGGTACCGAGGTTGGCGCCGCCAGCCAGCGTTGCACCACCCCACGAGCCGTCGACAGAGCTGACGGTCGTGGTGATGGTATCACCGTCGGTCCCGTACTTCCGAGCCGTCACGACGAGATCGTCACCGGACACTTCCCCGTAGACGTACTCGTTGGCCGCAGTTCCCGTACCGTAGTTGGTTCCTGCCACGCCTTCGTCATTGAGGGCGCGAGCAAGGTTCTGGGCCGTCTCCTGCGGAGAGGCGCCGATGGTTACCTCGTCAGCGGCTGCAGCAGCCACCTTCATGGTGTAGACACGGCCGCCAATGGTGACGGTATCATCCGCCGACATGGTTCCCGTGAGAGTGAGTGTGCCGGTTGATCCGGCGCCCTCTTGTACGACCCGAAGGCCGATGCGATTGGAGTCACCCATGGTGTTGGTCCTTTAGCATGTGGTGCCGGCGGTCAACCGATCTCATCCCTTTCAAAAGCAATAACAAGACCCAGTGTTGACTTGCCAGTTACATCTCTGGGCCCGCCTCGTACACCAGCGGTCTTGAAGCTCAAGCCGCCAATGTTTTGGTCTTGGAAGAAGGGAGCAATAAGGTCCGCAATCTTCCGTCCTCGCGAGGCGTCTTTGCCTCGCGGGTAGTAGATATTGAAGCGCACGATTCCAACATATCGTCGTCTCTGCGCTTGCCCTGAGCCCCACTGGCCAATGCTGACCTTGCGACCTTCACCCGAGACGACGTAGACATGCACCCACTCGTCCGGGGTTTGGCCACCTTTCCAAGGCGGCGGCAGGTCCTCATATCGGACATTCAGCCCGAGGGTACCTTCCAGCTCAGTGTGGCACACACCGTGCACCACCTCCAGCTCTTTGTCGAAGCCGCTCACAGACCGAACCTGCTTTCTACCTCGGCGACGGTCAAATCGACCATTCCGCCGGGGGCTTGATCCGAGGAGCCAGCTTCCAGCGCCGGTCCGTAGGGCATGGCGTTGCTGACATAGAATGTCGGGAAAAACGGAACATTGCCGCTAATCCTTGGGGAGCGAGCCGGTCCGGGGCTTCCCGACGTTGCTCCACCCAGCCCAGAGCCAACAGTTGGCTGCGTGGCGGGTTGCCCTTCACTCAGCGTCCAGCTCATACGAAACTTGCCCTTGTCGACGGGCGATCGGCTGGTGACACCTTGGAACACCGCCATCGCCACCCGAGTGGCATTCCGCCGGTGCTCCTCTTTGATCTTCTTATTGAAGGCTCTGACTCGATCGCTGAATTTCATCCAGTCTTCCTCCGCAAGCCGACCCGATAAAGCAAGTCAAGCACGGGGTCGACACGGATCACTTTGTAGGTGTCAGTGCCGACTGCCAGCAAGTCGTCGGTGGCAACAGTTGCCGGACCGCTGACTGCTGGGCCCCGAAACATGACGCCCAAATCTTCATTGATTTGGTCAGCCTGCTCCGGCAAAGCAATGCGAACCCCTTGGGCCCGCAGATCGACCTTTGAGTCTTCGAGGAACCGGACCGGCACGTTGACCGAGGTATCTGTCACCGTGCGTGTACCGGCGTCGTAAGACTGGCTGACGTTCGTCAATACACCGTCCGTGGCGAGCGAATCGAGCTTGGTGAAGATCTTTTCGACCCCAGCAATCAACTTGTCGCGGGGTGTGGTCACCGGATTGCTCGTCCACCAGTTCGCAGCAGTGACCGGATAAGCCGGAAGGCTGCAGGCACTCTGACCCCGCTCCGGGAGCCTCGAACCTCGGTGAGCTGAAGCGGACCAGCTTTGATGGTCTCCGACTTCAGCTCCTGTCCCGAGCTGTTATACTCTGGGTCTGGGCTCAGGTCAGTACCGGAGCGCACACGCAGAGCCAGCTCATAGATGCAATGCTCTACTGCCATCGGCGTACCAATGATCAGGTTGCCGCGCAGGTCTCGGAGGTTGTTCCGAGGAAAGGGAAGTGCCTGCTCGGATGAAGCAGGCACTCCCCGAAGACGATCAGCCCACGTGGTGACGAAGTAGTCGGTCGCCTTGATTAGAGCGATTTCCTTCTCTTCATCGGTACCGGTCCAGCCAGCGTTCCCCCGGTCAGTATGATAGGTATCTGCACCTGCCACACTAGCGAGGGAGTTGGCCGTAGCCAGTCCGGTACCGTCTTCCACCACGATGGCCATTACTTACTCCTCATCGCCGGCCGATTGCTTGCCCGGGAGGCGGGTGGCTCCGAGCTGCGGCGGCGGACGCATGCGACCCATGTCGATCGGTGCTCGTCCACCCTGCATTGCTGCCCGAGCCGCTGCTCGCCGCTCACGCTGCTCGGTGGCCCGCGCCATGTAGTCACCCATGAGGTGAGCCAGCTTGCTCTTGCCGTTGTCGATGTTCAGCTGGGCGATGATGCCGTCCACTTCGCGGGTGAGGGCGGCCAGCTCCTGATCGATGGCGACTCGCTCGGCTCGAAGCTCATGCATGCGTTCCTCCAGCTCCGCCTTGCGAGCACGGAGTTCGTCTGCCGAATCCTCTGCCGAATCCTCGTCAGAATCCTCCTCGTCCTCGCCGTCCTCTTCATCCTCGTCCTCGTCTTCGTCCTCGTCCTCGTCCTCGTCCTCGTCCTCGTCCTCGTCCTCGTCCTCGTCCTCGTCTTCGAGTTCGAGGGTTTCGCCGCGCTTGAAGCCGGGAGCGGCGTCGTTGATGGCAGCTCGGGTGACCGTACCGGCCACAACCAGCTCCTGCACGGCGTCGATCAGAGGCAGACCCTGCGTGGTCCACAGGCTGTCATCTTCGTGGTCGAGGGTGTCGAGGGCCCCTCGGATTTCTTGTTGAAGTTCATTGCTCATAGTGCTCTCCTGCTAGGCTTTAGGTATTGCCAGCCCAACAAGCACCGCTAGGGCAAGGGCTGCGGCCAGTGCTGCGAGTATGGAGATTGCCCATACTCGAAACACTCGGAATCGGGTCATGTGGTTCATGGACAGAGCTTTAAGGTCCCTGCGTCGTTGTAGACGCTGTTCGTAGTCGCGCCCACGCAATCAGTTCGCGTCACGTTGAGGATGATATTACCTGCCCCATTGGGACCCGATGGAGTCAGCGCGACGCCCCCGCTGTTGTTGACTTCGAGCGCTCCACGGCCGCCCTGAAGTACCACCCGGTCGTTCTTGGTGGAAACGCTGGTGAAGTTGTTGGAGGGGCGTTCGAGGGTGGCGAATGTCTTCCAAAGAAACCCGTCTGTGGGTCCGGTGATTAGGTTCGTCTCTGAGCCCTGAGCCGCCGTCGTACGCGATCACGAACGAGTATGGCCCGGAACCCCAGCTCCATTGCAGCGAGTCGTCGGTGGTGGCGAAGTCAGTAAGGCCCAGCGTGCTGGTCACGCTGACCGGACTCGGCAGGCTCTCGACCACTTCGAAGGCAGAGCCACCTGATCCATCAGCAGTCAGCACAGCACCATCAGCGGCCATACCTGATCCGAAACTGGCAGCATCGAAGGTATTGGCAGTGACACACCGGCGATTCTCCTTGGGGCGACGGCAGGTACGAATGGCGGTGGCTTCGCCCCGATTTTGAGCTTCGACGGTGGCGGCCAGCTGGCCAAAAAGAGCCTCTGGTACGAGAGTCGGAGTGGCAAGCAGGCAGAACCCGAAGGCGAGGCCTGCAAGAATGGTGCGGGTGATGGACTTGCGAAACATGGTATGGTCTCCTGTTAGCCGATGCAGTTCTCGTACGCAGCACTCGCGGCCATGAGAGCCGCCAGAGCTTCGTTCTGGGTCTGGAAGTTCGCGATCTTGGCCTGAAGCAGAGCCGTGGCGTCCGTGCACCGATGCATCATCGATGGCATGGGAACCGATTGGGCGATTTGGCAGTCGTTGGCTGCGCTCAGCCATTGAGCATGCAGCACCTGCCCTTGCATGACCGCATTGTCATAGTTGGCTTGGGCAGCGTTGAGAGCATCGAGTTGGGCTTGGCAGTTCATGGTGGTCCCTTGGTAGCAATGTAGGCGGAAGATGTAGGCGGACGCCCTCAGAGAGGACGCCCGCCCACGGATCAGAACTCGCGGTGGATGAGGCGGCAGATCTTGATGTGCTTCCGCCACCCGGCGAGTTGCCGATGTAGGCGTAACCGACCGGATGGAGGATGGTCTCGGTCCGAGTCATGAGGACCGTTTCACCGCCACCGTTGTTGGCCAGTTCGTTCCGCTGGATGGCGGTCGCATTCGCCGGGGTGTTGAAGCCCATGCGGATGGCGCCGGCACCGAGGAACCAGGTGTGGAAGATGCCCGCACCGGTCTGCGCCGCGCCGGCACCAGCCGGATTCGGCATGCCGTCATCGACGATCACCGTCTTGCCGAGGTAGGTCGGGATCATGACCTGCCCCTCGCTGTCGGGAATGAAGTCGATCAGGTTGTTCTTCCGGGCCCGGGCGTAGGTCAGCGAGTGCATCAGGGCGATACCGATCTGGTCCTCGCTGTCACCCATGGTTGCCAGCGTGTCGACCGTGGCTTCGGCGGAGAAGTCCGTCACGCCCGCACTGTAGCCCGCGCCGCTGATGTCGATCGTCATGTCATCCTGCGTGTGGGTGTCACCCGCATCCGGTGCCTGAGCGTTGTCCGCGAAAACACCCTGCAGGGTAGCCACGAGAGCGGCCTGACGCCGACGCGACCAGTAGCCACCGACGAGTGCGCCGGCAGCAGCCACCGGACGGACACCGGCGAGAGCAGCCGCGAGGTCGGTCTCCTTCCACGGGCGGTTCCGGGAAAGGCGAACCTGCTTCTCGAGGGAGGTTGCGAAGGAACCCGGCGTGGCATCTGCACCCTGATCCGAGGAAACGTTCTCCTCGTCATCGGCGAGATCCTGCATGCTGGGCACGCTGAAGATGAGGCCGCCGCCAGCGAGCTTGGCATCCAGCTCGTTGTCGCGGACCACAGCGCCGGAGCGGACCAGACGATCCTTCACTTCGGTCTGCTGTACGAAATACGGGGTAAACGTCTCGGGAACGATGACGTCTGCGATGGTGGTCATGGTCGTTAGGTCCTCTTGTTACGATTGACACAAATGCGATCTATAAAGCTGGCGCATCCGAATCAATGTCCCGTGACCTTGACCGTGCTGCTAGGGCAGGCTGCTTAGCTCATACCGTGATGGCTTCGCATGTGCCCTGTACGTTAGAGCGAATCCTATAACGAAAGAAGCGGCACGTAAACCAGCGTTTAGCGTGCCGCTTCTTAAGGGGATGGTGGGGTTACAGGGTGACGCCAGCCTCGGCTGCCCGCTTTCGAGCGCGGTCGATACCATGCTTCTTGACGTAGGCCGTCTGACCGTCGATGTCGTCCTTGTCAGCCCACGGGTTGGCGCCGCTGCCGCCGTCACCACCCTTGGAGTTGCCACCCGAGGCTTCCGGCCACCAGTGAGGCTTCTTCTCCTTCTGGTCTTCCAGCCACGAGGCGATGGACAGACCCGGAGGTAGGCCGACACCCTCCTTGGCCACTACCTCGCCGTCGAGTACCTCGAAGGCTCGGTCGTACATGAGAATGTCGTCAACGGCTTCGGACCGGACCTTCTGGTTGGCACACTCACGACGGATCACATCGTGGATGTCCCGCTTGGACAGCGTGCCCTGAAGGGTCTTGTTCTCGGCCAGCGTTTCGTCCAGCCGGGTGGTCGCTCGGTCGAGGCGACGTTGGACGGGAGTCAGCTGCCGTTGAACGGCCGCATCGATCCGCTTCTGGATTGCCTCCTCGTCGACGCTGCCGCCACCCGCCGCAGCCTTGGCTTCCAGCTCGTCCCAGCCGTCGAGACGCGCTTGAGCATCCTCGACCGACAGCTCCCCGAGATCGAGACCGTCGTAGCGTTCCTTCGTCTTGCGGTGGGCATCACGCTCCCGCTCAAGAGCCCGCTCGAGCCGAGCAACGCTGGCCCCGGAATCGAAGCCTTCGATGTGAACCAGCAGCCATTCGCCACCACGCTCTTCGAAGAGATCTTCGTAGCCCTCGGGAATATCTTCCCGCTTTGCATACTTCGCCTTCAGTTTCATGCTTTACTCCTGCGGTCAAATGAAATCAGCGGGATTCAAGCCTGCGCGCCGGAACCACTCGCCATACCTACTCGCCAGCTCTCCAAGGGTCAGCTCACCCTGAATTGCATCGACGAAGTTGCCAAGGGGCATGTTTCCATCCCGGAACAGCCGTGCCCCAGTTTTACCAAGGATTTCCTCTTGAAAGGCCCGTGACTGGCGCCGAAGAAAATCCTCACCCTTCATATCTGCTGGCACTCGACCAGTCAGCTCTCTGCCTCGCCGCCGAGCAAAGGCATCATATCGCCCTTTGAACCCGCGCGGCAGATCGGCACGTGTTCGGAACCGGCCGCTCAGCTGGTTCTGCTCGGCAAACTCACCGAGTAGCTCTCGCTCCACCGAGGCTTTGAAAGGACGCACACCGATAAGCCGGTCCGTCACCCGAGCCAGTCGAATTGACCGACAGTTAGGATGCAACGGAGGGTGCGGACCCTCACCGACTGGGTACTCGTTGCCATCCTCATCGAAGCAGATCTTTGTGGTGCGGGAGTCAAACGTTGCCGTATAGACTTCCGCTATGATAACGTCCCGGTTCTCTTCGTAGGTCAGCCGCCGCGCTTGAGTAGCGAAATGCGTGCTTGCTGTCCTAGCGAGAGTGGCCAGAGCATTCCTAGCTCGACGGGTCACCCCACCTCGGCCCCGAACACCAACCACCCGTTGGGTCAGCTGCTGTAGCGTGTCCCCTTGAGTGATGCCAATCCTGATCTGAGCCATAATGGCATCGAGATCATCGCCAGCCACCTTGCTGGCCCATCCGGACATAACTCGCCCCTCGACGGGGCTTGTCTCTACAAGGGCTCGAAGCACATTGGCATTCGGCACCACCATGTCGAGCTGCACCAGCGCCGCTTCTTGGACAGCGGAAACGGTGAAACCCGCCTCCAAGACAGCGAGCTGGCGCATATCCGTTGTGATAATGTTGACAGCTTCTTCAACCGACGCCGCACGGCTGGCCCGCAAGGCCTGCTCGAGTGCGGTCAGCCTCAGCAGCTGCTGACTCGGAGGAGCATCACCGAGATCCGACAGGGCAATCGCTATCCGCTCTTTGAGGTCTTGCTCCGACTGGTTGAGCAGCTCAATGGCTCGCCGCCGAATGCCCGACGAGAGACGGAACAGCCCTAGCTGATGGCGCAGGTAGGCATCCGCCAACACTTCATTGGTCGGCGTGATGGCCATTTATACCTGCCCAAGGCCCTCTTCGGCTAGCTCCTGCCGGAGGATCTCGATTTCGTCTTCGTATTCCATTCGGGTGACGTCTCGACGGCGCATGAGGTCATGCATGCTGCGACGAGAGAGTGGTGCACCCTTGAGGCGAGCATCCGTGAGGGCCAGCAGCTCAGTGGCATCGAGGGACAGGTCATCGAACTGCTCATTGGGCTCGACTACTACGTCATCCGGGTTGGCGCCTCGTAGCTCGGCAGCCATTCGCAGGATTTGCTCGAGGGCTTCTCCCCCGGTTGCTGCAATACCACTGAGCGTGGCTGTTGCCGCTCCCCGCCGTACTCTCAGGGCCTCACCGGACTCGGCGGCCCCTTGCTCACGAAACAGGCGAGCCCCTCGGGACTCGGCCGCTGAGCGGTCATCCTTCAGAACCTCGTAGGCAACCTGAAGGCCGTTGGCTTGGATGCCCTCGTATTTGGCGCTCCCACCTTTTGGCAGGTCGAGAACGGAGCCAGCACCCAGCCGCGTTTCTGCCGGGGGCGCTTTACCCTCTTCTTCCTCGTCGTAGTCGCCGCCTTCGCCACCACCCACACGACCAGTGATCACGAAGGTGTCTTGGGTCTGCTTGAAC